CCCTATTTACCAATAAACTAAAAAACTAAATATAATATACAAATGAGTTGTAATTTAGCACAAGGTATTACTTTTGGTTGTAGAGACAACGCAGGTGGTGTAAATAAGGTTTGGATTACTGATTTTGATAATATCACATCAATAACTAAAAACTCTGGAGATACAATCACATCTATTTCAGGATCAGGTGTTTTTTATTCTTTTGATTTGATTAGGACAACATCAGAGATGACAGAAACTATCAACGCTTCACTTGAGAATGGTACAGTATTCTACACACAGGAACTTACTATGTTCTTCGCAAAGTTGGAACAATACAAAAGAAATATCATAAAAACACTAGCACAAAACTTCAGATTAGCGGTAATATTTGAGGACAATAACGGTTCATATTTCTTACTTGGTGAGGAATACGGAATGTTCGTAAGTGCTGGTTCATCAGTAACCGGTCTTGCTTTAGGTGATCGTCAGGGATATAACTTGACTTTACAAGCGTTAGAACAACTACCTATGAACGAATTGAGCGGAGCAATCGGTTCAGTTCTTCAAGGTTTAACGATTGATTAAATATTTATCACAGGGGGGTTTATAATAACTCCTCTGTGATTATTTTATACACAAATGATATTATTAAAATCCAACCAACTTAATAAGATTGTTGTAACGCTCACACAGAATACAACTGTATGTGATCCTGAATACTTATTTCAATTTATTCATATATTCTCAAAAAAAGAGGTAGATTTTATCTTGCCTGATGTATCACCGCATCCAACGAGGTATAATCAATTTGAGTTTGTTGAAGGTCAGGGTGTGGGTCAAATACCATTTCCTTATGAAGGCCAGTATAACTATTATGCCTATGCCCAGCCATTTGGCTCGGGTAATCTAAATCCATTATTAGCCACAGAGTTAGTGGAAAATGGTATAGCCGAGTTTATTGTTGTAAGTGCGGATACAACAAATGAAAATTATTTTGAGTTTATTTCTGATGATGAGTTTAATTCTAATACAATATTTGCTCCTGATGAGATAAACCCTCCTACTCCGAGTATTACAGCGTCCCCTACTCTTACTCCTACTCCAACTAAAACTCCAACCAATACCCCTACAAATACTCCAACACCTTCTATAACTGCGACTCACACCCCTACAACAACTCCTACTTTAACTCCAACTCCGAGTTCAACACCACCTCCACCTTTAGACCCATTATCATTAGGTAATCTACAGCATTGGTATTTATCAACAAGTGGTGCTACAGCGGCGTCTTGGACTAACTTGGGACTATTGGGAGGGTCTATAAGTCAGGCTACAGCATTACTTCAACCTTCAATTATAACCGAAACATTAGGTTCATTTACGGGAACGGCGGTAAATTACATAGACGGACAAAATCAAGGGTCATCATTCCCATTAGAGAATTATTCAGGGTCTTCTATTTTTATCGTTATGAAGAGAAATAGTACAGGAACAGGAAACTGGACTATCAATTTAGCGGGAGGGGCTGGTTTATGTATGTTAATAGGAACAAGTAATCCAGAAATCCTTAAAACTCCGAATGGAATATCTTTACAACCAATACCATCACCTTTGGGAGAATTATTTATCGCTGCGTCAGGACAATCGGACTCTTTCTTTACTGCTACATTCAACGACGCTTCGGGTTCTACATCATCATTCTCAAATACTGACGTATCTAACTTTTTGGGGTTAGGTTCAGATTCAGGTCAAATTGGAATAGATAATAGTATCTTTGAGTTTTTGATTTATAACCGATTACTCAATAGTTCCGAATACGCACAGGTCGTAAATTACCTGAAAACAAAATATCAATATAGCAGTTGGTGATATTGATAAAACTTTATATTTATAATTATGAACGAAGAAATAAAGAAAAATAACGATTTTTTACAGGTGTTTGACTTTGCTACGGCAAGAGTCCCTTTGATTGAGGAAAACCTTATTATCAATACAAGAACGCCTTGGGTTTTCTTTGGGGTAAGCAACTTGGCTGCTCAAGAGTTAATCCGTCTTTACAACACTTCTCCGACTCATAGAGCCGCTATAACTTCCAAATGGTATGGTACAAGGGGAGAATCAATATCGTTGAAATTAGGGGACGATAATAGGTTATTGATGGCTAATAGCCTTGGAGACCATATCTATGATATATGGGACAAGTGTGTTCTTGACTTCATTTTATACGGAGGTTTTGCCATCAATATTGTATGGAGAAAAGACAGAGAAACAGGATTTGATATGTATTATATGGACTTCTCCAAATTAAGAGCCGAAAAAACTGATATGCACGATAGAATACATAATTTCTATTATAGTTCAGATTGGGCTTACCCCAAGAAGTTTATACCTCGTAAATTACCAGCATTTGATATACAAGATGAAAGCCCATCACAGGTATTTTATTATACCACTCACTCTGCGGGAAACAATTATTATCCAACTCCAACTTATTGGGGTGCTGCGACAGCCATATCCACTCAAGTAGAGATATTCAACTGGCACTTTAACAATATTGTTAATGGTCTATCACCAAGTTTATTTGTGGCATTAAATAATGGTGTTCCTGACCCCGAGCAAAGAGAGGAAATCTATAATACGATGGTTGCTAAATATGCTGGTTCCAACGTAAGTGGTAAGTTATTTTTAACTTTTGCTGATGGTAAGGAACAAGCACCAGAGATTACACCAATACAGAATAACGGGTCTGATAAATTATGGGTTGAATTGAATGCGATGGTTCAAGAAGCAATTTTGACCGCTCACCAAATATCATCACCAGAATTATTGGGTATTATGACACCAGGTAAGTTGGGAACAGCAGACCATCTTGAAGCCCAAGACCACTTCCAAAACCTTGTAATTAAACCATTACAGAACGAGATTAAAGGTGTGTTCCAAAAGTTATTAACAATCAGAGATGCTGGTATTCCAACTGAAATAGAAATCAAGCAATTTGAGATGGTGACTATGAAGGACGCAGCACCAACCATAGATGTAAATAAAAATATAGATGTCGTAAAAGACGAAACTATTAACCCAATATAATATGTCTCAAGCATTAGTACCTCAAAATATATTATTAGTATCAGAGAATAAATTAAAAAACTTTACTGATATAGACCAAAACGTAACCTCTGCTGTGTTATTACCATTTATCGGTGTAGTTCAACAGACAAAATTGGAATATATAATTGGTCGTTTGTTCTACGTCCAATTATTAAATGAGGTGGCAACAAGTTCTCTAACTGATATAAATAATAACTTCCTTCAATACTTCGTTCAACCGATGTTAATATGGGCAGCATATGCGGAAGCATTACCATCAATTTTTATGAGAATTAAAAATAATGGTATTGTTAATGGTTCTGAAAAAACTATTACCATATCCGAGATGCAGTATATGCAGACAGCGGCGGATGATAGAAGCCAATTCTTTGAGAGACGAATGATTGAAGAATTGATTTTTAATCAATCAAATTATCCGTTGGTTTATACTTATACCTCCACAGACGGATTAAGACCCCATTTGGGTAAGAATTACTTTAGTGGTATTCACTTGAATAACGGCCCTCGCTACCAAAATCTAAATGTTGGGCCTGGTGGAGGTGTATTAACTTCTGTAATATATGGCGATCCCACCTGGAATTGTTGTGGTTGGTAAAAATATAATGATATGAATATAGAAACTATTTTAACAATATTAGGAAGTAATGTAATAACGAGTATAGCCTCGTATTTTGCTGGTAAGAGAAAGACAAAAGCCGAGACAGATAATTTGATATTATCCAACTTGGAAAAATCTATATTGTTGTATAGCCAAATTATAACTGACTTGAGGTCAGAAATAGAATTATTGAATATCAAGGTTCAGGAATTGGAAGGTAAAATTGACGAACTGCACCTTGAAAATAAAAAATTAAAATCACAAGTTAATCTTTAAGTAATGCCATTACCAATAAAAACTGATAAGGAAACGGACAACGATTTTATATCAAGATGTGCTGTAAAAGTTGCTGATGAGTTCCCAAGTATGGAACAACGATTGGCTGTCTGTTATAGTCAGTTGGAAAAGTTCAAGATGTCAAAACAAAAGGAGGTAGATACATTTGTAATTCAACCTCGTAGAAAAGAAAATAGAGGGGTCTATCTAAAAAGATGTTCTGCTAATTCCAAGATGAAAGAAATGTACCCTATGATGAAAAAAAGAATGGGATATTGTCTTAATGCTTATTCAGAATATTATAGATGGTGGGGTAAGTTTGACGATACAGACATTCCTGCTGATTCAGCGTTGGGTAGATGTATCGCAAGAAAACGAGCGACTGGCACCGACTATAAACAAGCCTACAGAGAATGTGCGTCTCGTGTTGTAGTTCCAAATACTCCTATTGTTATGAATGATGATTTATTGATTGAACCAGTTGAGTTTAGTGAGATGAGTGTATTGGGTTATGAAACAAAATACTTTTATATCTGTCCTGGCGCACAGGCGACATTCCAACATCTTATTGATATGAAGCCTGACGAAGAAACTGCTGGTATGATTAGAAGTGCGGCTCAAATCGCGGATAATGTATTTGAGATTGAAGCCAAGGTATTGGAAGATAAGACGGCAACAACAAACCAACTCAACCAAGCCGAGATATTAGTTGATGATTTCTATGACCTTATGGACGAGATTGATGAAGAGTTAGGTATGATTCACGATGTATCTTATATGGACGGTCATATTGAATTGATTGAATCCTACATTAAATAAATAAATTAAATAAAAACATAAAAAAATATGAGTTTTTCAATATCAAATACATCGGCTTCAGCGGTAATCACGAAATTATCCACGCCGAGTAGTGTTACTGGTGAATTAACTATAACCGATGGTTCTTTACCTTTGGTTGTAGGTGATTTGATTAGTGGAACAAATACAGAGATTACTAACACAAGAGGATCTCAATATGGTACTATACAGATGTTCTTACAACAGGGGGACGCAAAAATAGACACCTACGTAAATAATACTTTATATTCAACTGATACATATGGTTCAGGTTTAATATCAGTTCAGACCCCTATTCTTCAATCAGGAGATAGTTTGACTATGGCTGTGTCCGATCCTTCGGTTACTTGTTTTGACCTCAAGTCATTCAATACTGATAACTTTGGAACTGCGGAGTTGATGATAGAACAACCTGATGGAAAAGCGATTGTCGCTGGTTATTTCACAGAATATGGTGGTGATACATCAATTACAAGAATACAGAGATTTAATACTGATTTATCGGTGGATACTTCATTTGAACCAGGAACGGCTACAAATAGTGATATTTACGCAATGGCATTACAACCTGACGGAAAAATTGTAATAGGTGGAGCATTTACGACTTATAACGGAGTCGCAAGAAGAAGAATAGCAAGATTAAATACTGATGGTTCTTTGGATACTTCATTTGTAATAGGAACTGGTTTTTCTTCTACTGTTTGGGCTGTTGCGGTTCAAGAGGACGGAAAAATATTATGTGGTGGTGAGTTTACTAGTTATAGTGGAACTCAAAGAACTAGAATAGCAAGATTAAATACTGATGGTTCTTTGGATATTTCATTCAGTCCTTCATTTAATAATGCTGTTTATCAAATAAAACTTCAAGAGGACGGCAAAAGTATTGTCGCAGGAAGTTTCACATCAGGAGGAACGCAGGCATTAGGTCGTATTTGTAGATTAAATACTAATGGAACTTTGGATAATAGTGTGTTTCTTGGTGGAGGATTCAACAATGATGTTATTTCAGTTGATGTAGATTCAGATGGAAAAATTGTATGTGGTGGATTCTTTACACAATATAGCGGTCAAAGTAGTAATAGAATATCAAGATTGACTGATGGTGATAAATTAGATAATACCTTTAGTATCGGTTCAGGATTTACTGGTGGAACTGGAACTCCTTATGTTTTTGACATCAACAGCAAAAATGGTAAATATGTTGTTGCTGGAAACTTTGTGTCTTATAACGGAGTTGCTATTGGAGGATTTTTAAGAATAAATAACAACGGATCCCTTGATACTACATTCAATACTGGAACTGGTTTTGATTTTGATTTTAACGCAACACTTTCATCTCCAATTTTGACACTATCAAATGGTAATACCCTTTTGACTAGTGTATTCACAGAGTATAATGGAACACCAACTTCTAACTTTGTTGCTGTGGATCCGTTCGGTAATTTATTAAATTGTGAATAATTATTGATTACCAAGATACTATTAGTTATAATAGATATTAGGGGGGGAGGTTCTCTTGTTTGTTTTTCCCATTTCTATCGTAGATGCTTTACCATCCCCCCCTTCTTAAAAAAGTCAGATACTAAAAATATTTGACTTTTTTTTATTTACCCTATTGATATTTTTGTTAGGTATAGGTATATTTATATATATAAAAACACTACAACTATGGGAATGACAAAAAGATTACTTGAAGACATTATTGAAGAGGATATTTTCCCTTGTGATATGGATTATCAATATCAGCAATGGGTTAAGAATAAAGAATTACAAGACCAAGAAGAATATATGAATAATTTTCTTGAGACACAATCAGCATACGAGGAGATGCTCGCAGACAAATACTAATATGGCACAAGACACACAAAAAACCATCGTAACACAATCCCAATTAAAGTTTGTATTTGACTATACAAATAAGTTGGGGGTTAATCTAACCTTGAAAGAAACAGTAGGTATTACAAATGTATTGGTTGATTATTGTATCAACGGATACTCCAAAGAGTTAGGTGATAGATTAGAAACAATAGACACCTTTATTCGTGGCAAGTTTGTTGAAGAATAATATTTATTATTAAGAAACCAAAAAAAAGGTTTTCCTACTGCCATCCACCTTTTTCCCTCATTCTTCCTGAATGGGGGTTTTTTTTACGCCTCTTCTATTAGGGTGTGGTTCTCCGTTTGGAAGGAATGATATGATATGTTTTTTCTTTTTGTATTTTAAGGGTTTTAAGAGGGTCTGGTTGATTTTATCTACAAACTGATGGTGTATGTCCTTTTCAAGATTATAACCCATTAGGCTCAAGATTTCCCACATATCCTTGTAATCTTTTGGAGTGGTTCCTGCCATCGTCCACCAAGAATCTTCTGACCTTCTAAACTCTTTATTAAAGGGGTGAATAGTCCTTTCACTTTTTGTTGATTTCCTCCCTTGATTCTTACATAATTTACAGACCTTACTAACCCCATCTCTACATTCTTTACACTTGTAGAATGATGTTAGATCTTTTTCAACTTGACACGAATTACATATTATTTTTTCCATATCAATAAATATCTCAATTTCACAAAAAGTTTTTGTTGGATAATATTTATCTTTTACATATGACCCCTATAATTATTATTGTCCCTTCTCACAACATAGGACATTAAAGAAATTATAGAACCCCTGTAAAGTATCTGTTGAAGTGAGAAGCAATCGGAGAAATATGGGGGTTTTTTATTATTATGGAAAATAGAAAAGGTATTTGGATTCCAATAGAGATTATTGAGGATGATAATTTAGATTGGTTAAATAAAGCATTACTATCAGAGATAATCTCATACTCAAAATTACCATTAGGTTGTATTGCGTCAAATGAAAAGTTTGGTGAGTTATTACATATTCATAGAGGGAATGTAAGTAAGCGTATTTCTTATCTCGTTGAAAATGAATATATCAAAATAATTGTGGTGAATAAAAGTAAAAATAAGAGCGCCAGAACTATCATACCGCACAAAGGTATAAGCGACAACGCACAAGAGGGTGAGCGGATACGCACAGATAATGTTGCGGATACGCACAAAGGGGTAAGCGGAAACGCACAAGAAGGTGTGCGGAAACGCTCACCTATTAAAACATCTATTACTTCAGTTAAAAAAACATTTATTGAAACAGATATTAATACAGATATTAATACAGAAAAAATGTCACCTGATGAATGGTTAAAGAATTACTATAAAGAAAAACAAATAAAATAAAATGGAAGGATTAAATAATTACGGAGTTATAAACACACAAAGGTTTTTAGATAAGTTTAATTGGAATGGAAAAGAGTTTTATTCATACTTAATTTCATTCAACGAATATGATGGTTTCTTTAGAATAGTTAGACAATCAGATTACGAACAAGCACTCATAGGGGCACAGATGATATTTTCCTATTCACAAGAATCATCAAAAATAACTAAATATCGTATTGTAGGATTTGCTGGTCTTACTCCAACAAAAAAACAAAATAAGAATGAACGAACATAACCCCGAGTTTCAGAGAGGTAATGAATGTAAATTATCTTCAACGGAAAGATTGAACCAGCATCAGATATGGATAAAGAAGCAACATAAAGATATGAAAGATAAAATTACTTCAAGGATAAAGGTTGAAGAACAACCTGTAATTGGATTTATAAAAGATTAAAAAAATTATTTCAAGAAACTATTGATGTTTGACTAATAGGTGATATACTTATAGTAAAGAAAAAAACAAACATATGGAAATTACAAACAGAACCGAAAAACGCATTTACGACTTATTGATTCAAGACATCTACAAAAGTGCTAATCAATACTCAATCCTAACCAACGTAGAAATTGGAACAATACTAAATGTATCCCCAATCACAGTAAGAGACAAAGTCATCAAACTACGTAAACAAGAACATCTAATCTGTCTAACTAATCACTTTGACGAGAACAACAAGTATTTCGCAAGAAAGATACTCAAAGGGAATACACCAGGATAAATTGATTAGACACAACGATTTTGTTAAACGATTGGATAGAACAGAATATCAACGAATTAAGGAAAATATGTAATAGCGTAGCAAGACAAAATAATACTGATGACCTATTACAAGTTTCAATACAACAATTTCTTACCAACAGGAAGATAAATCTAATCCCTGATGGTGAGAAATTGTATTTCTTTGCTCGTATAGTTAGAAATAATTTCAACTCAAAAACAAGCAAATACCATAAATTATATCGTAAAACCAATTTCGTTGAACTCGGGTCAAATATAGATATTCCACAAGAAGAATATGAAGAAGATATATTTACAATAGAATGGGTA